AATGTAATGAATATGGAATTTTAAGATATGAATGACAGAAAATATGAAGAATATAAAACCCGGATGCTTGAAGAGGGTTTACTGACTAAGCCGGACACAGAGAAAAAGGGTGAAGTCGGTACGCAAATTTACGGCGGCTATATCACCGGCGAAGAGTTCAATACTGAGCTGACTGACGAACAGGCCATTGATAATTTCGACAAGATGGATAGGACGGACTCACAGGTCCATGCAAGTCTTGAGTTGGTGTGGCTGCCTATCCTCTCCGCTGTATGGGAGATTCAACCCGCATCCCAGGATAAGAAGCATATCGAACAGGCCGAATTTATCAAGCAGAATCTATTCCATAATGAAAATTTCACATGGGACAATCTGCTGAGAAATATCTTGAAGTACCTGCAGTTCGGGTTTTATGTATTCGAGAAGGTCTGGGAGATCAAAGACAATAAATATCAGCTAAAAACTATCGGACCCAGAAAGCCAAAGACCATTCAGCGATGGAAACAGAACGATGATGGGAGCCTGAAAGAAATCGAGCAGATGGTATTCAAGCCGAATGACGGCTATGAGACACTGACCATTCCCAATGAATACTTGCTTGTATTCACCAATGATCAAGAGGGTTTTAACTGGCGCGGAAAGTCGATCATCAGATCGGTGTACGGCAATTGGAAGATGAAGAACATGGAAATCAAGCTGGACGCCATACGCCATGAGCGGTTTGCAATCGGCGTTCCCATGGTGACGCTGCCGGAAAGTAGCACTGAGGTAAAGGATAAGGCGCAGGCCATTGAGGTCTGTGAGACCTTCAGGGGTCATGAAAAGGGCTATGTGATCAAGCCTTACGGATGGGGTTTCGAGATCCTTGATATGAAAGCGAAATCAACTACTGATATAATGGCATCTGTTAAATATCATGACAGCGCAATAATGGGTAACATCCTTGGAAACTTCATGGAGCTTGGAAAGACAGCGAGCGGGAACCGGGCATTGGGCCAGACGCTCGGGGATGTGTTTATGCTGTCAGAGCAAGCCGTGGCAAAGAACATTCAGAACGTATTCAATGAGTCCCAGGGTGGACGGCGACTTATAAAGGATTTGATAGATTTTAACTTTGGCAAGCAAGATGAATATCCTAAATTGATCTGCAGCAAGATTGGGGATGTGAACTGGGAAGCAATCAGCAACATCCTTGAAAGGCTTTCAAGGGCTGGATTCATAACTGTTGCCGAGGATGATGAGCAGTTTATCCGTAAAAATCTTCACCTGCCTGAGAATACCGGAGAGAAAGAAGTCAAAAAACCGGATGAAAAACCCGAAGAAAAAGAAGAAGAGGCAGAAGAAGAAAAACCGAAAATGAAAGTGGCTGCATGTGATCACGGTGAACACCATCTGGCTGATACCGCAAGGCGTCCATTCTCTGCACTTGAAAAAAGTATTAACCTTGCTGAGATAGATAATAAATTACGGGACTTTGAAAAGGGACTTATCGCAACAGGCGATAAACACCGCATGGCCATGCTCAATGCGATGATCAATAAGGGCGTGAGGCTGCTGTCCAAGAATACAGGCCGCGATGAGTTCGATAAAGAAGTGATCAATTTCAAGCCACCCGGCAGGGCGAAGATGTCTTCTGAGATTTTAAAGGAGATGCGGAATGTCTACGATTACGGCCAGAAGAAGACGCGCCAGGAACTCCGCGAGCAGGGTATCAAGCTCGAAGAACCGGCGGAGATGGTTATTGATGACCCGAAAGAAAGCAAGAAAATCATAAAGTCACTGGCTGAATTGGCCGTATCAACCCTTACAATCAAGCTGCATAATGAGTGGCGTAAAGAGTTGACGCGCCAAAAGAATCTTGGGATCGTGGACACAGAGCGGATACGCAAAGAACTCACCCGGCTTTCCAAGAACGACTTTGCCCGTGAGATGCGTGAGAAAGTTCGAACAATCTTCGGTACAGCCAGGGACACGGAAGCTGTGAAGCACAAAGATCAGATAACCCAGGTTGTCCGTTCTGAGATCATGGATGAGAACATCTGCGCAGAATGCGAACCGATTGACGGCAAAGAATTCCAGATAGGAGATGACTTCTGGCGGGATGTTGCCGGTGGTGGATATATCAATTGCCTGGGCGGGAAAGAACAGTGCCGGGGAATGAACATTTTTTTAAAGTAATAAGGACATGAGATGAAAGTATTTATTGCATTAACCGAAGGTGCCAATAGCCAAGTTAAACTATTCTATCCAGGCAAGTTTAAACACGGCCTGTATGGTGAATTTTCTATTGACAGACCCAAGATGGAACATGGCATAAAGAATTTCAATGATGGTGTTGGGACTCGTTTTGATGAATCTAAAAAACCCATTCTACCTGGGAACTATCAACACGCCGGGTATGACAAAGATCCTGAGAAATCAAAGGCTTCTGGCTGGATAAAGCGCCTTTACTTAAAGGGTGCTGAACTTTGGGCTGATATCGAATGGACTGAGAAGGCTAAGGAATACATCAAAAATAAAGAGTTAAGATTTCTTTCACCTGAATTCAATGAAAACTGGGCTGATGAAAACGGGAAAAGGCATGGGTTTACTGTCTTGGGGGTAGCTTTATGTAACTATCCATTTTTGAAAAAGGGTCAATTATCTGTTGCATTAAACGATAATGATCGAATTGTATTTGAACAATCGGAAGGAGAAAACAACATGGAAAAGGAACTCAGAGAAGTCCTCGAGCTCAAAGACGATGGCGACATCCTTGAGACTGTGAAGAAGCTGAAAGAAGCGAAAGCCGATTCAAAGTTGACGGATGAAGTCAAAACCTTGACCGAGAAGAACATCGAATTGGAAAAGAAAGTAAAGGCCGCAGAGAAAGATACCGGCACGAAAGACGGATTCATTCAGCTATCAGAAGATCAGTTTAACGAGCTCAAGAAGGGCAACGAGAGAACTATTGAGCTTGAGAAAAAGATCGCCCTGAAAGACGCTGAGGATTATGTGGATTCTTTCATCAAATGCGATGAGCCGAAGCTACTGACGAGCCAGCGGGAAATGTCAATCAAGATGGCCCTGGCCGACATGGACGGATTCAAACAGTTCATGGAGAACGCCAAGCCCGTCATGAGTCTTGTTGAAAAAGGCTCTGGTGCAGACGGCTCGACCGGCGAAACCGGCATCAATGACCTTGACAAAGAGGTCAGGCTGCTGATGTCGAAAGACAAAGACCTTAACTACTCAGACGCTCTTGCAATGGTGCAGGAACAAAAGCCTGCGTTGGTAAAGGGCTATACCGAAACGTACAAACAGGAGTAATATATTATGGCTGAAGCAAATGCCGTACTTGATGAGACCTATAAGGCCGCTGCTGATCTGAGTGATTATCAATATCACTTTGTCTATCTCAGTGCCGACAATACGGTCAATGTATCAGGTGCAAACGCCAGAGCAATCGGCGTATTGCAGAACGTCCCGGATACCGCTGGCATGGCTGCCAGGGTTCGTATCATTGGGACTACCAAAATTATGGCGGGGGAAGCATTCGCAGTTGGTAAAATGCTCACCTCGAAATCAGATGGTCATGCAGAGATCGCCGATGCCGCTGGTGAATGGGTCGGAGCACTTGCCCTTGAAGCTGCTACGGCGGAAAATGACATTGTCGCTGCAAAGATCGTTGCATTCACAGCTCAAGCAAGTGACGCATAAAAGGAGGGTGTTATGCCTGATGTAAATCAAGTTCATACTGACGCCGTCCTGTCGAATCTTGCGATCCAGTATTCACAGGACATGAGTTTTATCGGAGATCGAGCATTACCCGTTCTCTCCGTTGTGAAAGAAAGTGATGTCTATTACAAGTATATGTTGAAGGATGCAGTCAATCGCCCTGTCAATACTCTCAGGGCTGATGGCTCTGAATCCGTAGAGGATACATGGGCTCCTGAAACAGATACGTATCAATGTGAAGAGTACGCCCTTAAAGACATCGTGACAGACAGATCCCGGCAGAATGCGGACAAGCCCTTGAATCTTGATCAGGATACAACCAAGATTTTGACGGGTCGCATTAATCTGGATAAAGAGATGAGGGTTGCCGCAGCCGTGTTTAATGCAACTACCTTTGCATCGTACACATCCGCTCTGG